CGTCTATAGTTTCCTTCTCACGGTCAGGCATTGAAAGCTCCAGTGGCAATTGTATTGTGGACTGCGTTGCTGATGTCCCAGTGTTCTTGTTCATCTTGTATTAACCTTATGTAGTTAGTGTCTAGGAAGATATTCTGATTGTACGGTTGTGGGCATAGGAGGACGGGGATGTTACATCCTACATAACGCTTGATCAAGGTGGGGTCATCCTCGATGGAAATTACATGATTTTCTTCTTTCAGCTTACTTGCTGCAACTACACGTTGATCGTAACCGAAGTGGAGTTCATCTACTTCTATTTCATGTTCTTGTAACCAACGCCATGTATCTCCCCAGATACGCTTGTATACAGTGTAAGGTCTGGCCGTATAGACAATTACATACCATCCTACTCTGTGTAGCGCATTGACACACTTCTTGATTCTTACGATGGGAGGAAGTAAACTATAGCCACCACATTGTTCAAATTGGATTTTGGCTTGGTGATAGTTATGATAGTTCCATCCGTTGTTAATATCTAGATGTAAGCCAATATCACGTTCATCTAGGGTTAGAGTATCTTTCCATGTTGTGCCGGAAAGCCATGCCATGAATCCTTCACGGAAGTTGGCAATCACACCGTCAAGATCTAATATCAATATGTTTCTATCTACTAGCTTAGGGCGTGTTTCTTGATACATTAGCTGCTCAAGCATGGTTCCCTTTTGGTAGATAGAATTAAGCATATCTTCTTCGCTATAGCCTAGGATCTGCCATAGACTGAAGATGTACTTACTGATGTCGGCAAGCTCTTCTGCTGTATTAGGCCCAAATTCTGCAACGCTTGTTACAGAACTATCTCTCCAATGGCTTTCCTTGAGAAGCTCGGAAAGCTGGCTGGTTACACCTAGTAGATAGTTAATGAACCATTCAGAACTGGTTCTGTGTTGAAGTTCCATAACTTTTCGATTGTATATCTGTTGCTGGTTCCAGACATCACTTAAAGTATATGGATTCATCTGGACTTAGCCCTCAATACTCCTTCGGAGATTTTCTTCTTAGTTTCTTCCGAATGAGTGCGACCTGTGAGGGAAATAGACATTTTCTGCCGTGTTTCTGGCGAATGGGTATAGCCCATTTGATCTTTTCCTCGTCCTTTCTGGATCATATCTTGAGCGTTGTCTTTATAGGTTCCCAGAAATAGGTGAGATGGATTTACGCATCTCTTATTATCGCATCTATGAAGACAATACAAATCTTCAGGTATATGGTTTACAAAGAGAAGATAACTAAAGCGATGAGCTTTTATTCGTATTCTCTTTCCATGTTCATCTATTCGCAGTAGGATAGAACCATAGCCATTATCCACACTTCCATGCCAAAGCCAGCAATCTTCTTGGAAATCAGAGACTAATGTGATGTTGCGCCAAAAGAACTTCTCCTTGCTGCGTAATAGTTCTGTATCCATTAGACTAACTCCATTAGGAACCGTTTGGTATCCATACGTGCATGATGGCTTAGGTAGCCCGTTTTGAAGGCAGCCAATCTACCTACACGCAATAGGTTATCTTCTATACGTTCATGCCAAGCTAAAGGTGGGGTGTTGGGCATGAGGTCAGGGGCAAAGTGGATGTTACCATCCCCATTGCCTCTGTTTTCCTCGTACTGTGTAATGACTGCTCCTAAGATATGGTGGGGATATTCAGTATACATGTGTCCTGGAACAATGGTTTGCCGCACGAAGGGAATCGTGTTCAAGCCATTGTAGATAACGATGTGCTTATCAGTTTCTACCTTGTTGATATAGATGGGGAAGTTAACAAGATAGCCCTCATGAACATAGACCTGTCTGTGGGTAGGATTAGCAAAGGTGCAGATAACAGCCTGGCGTTCATGCTTGAGCTGTTCTATCTCTGTAGAGCTTAGAGGTTTGCTTTCCCGTAAACCAGGCATTTGTCCCCATAGGATTGTAGCCATTTCCTGATACATGTACAGATAATCGGTAACAGTTTTCTGGCTGTTGTTGAAGCGTGTATGTGCGCTTGTGGGTACGATTCTCTTCCATTGGTTCATGGAGTACACATCGGCTGTACCTAGCAGGATGCTGGTGATGGGTGTAGCTACCCAGGGGATTGGACTTTCATATAGGAAGATAGCACCGATAGGAAGTGCTATCTTGCTTGCCAATACTTCTATCTGGTCAGGTTCATAGCCAGCGTCACGGCAACCCCAATAGCTATACACAGCACTCAAACCTCCGCCGATGATTGTTATTTCTGCATCACTCATTTCTTGAGCTCCTTGCGAAATTGCAAGACGGCCATATCTACAGCGTCCTTCATATGGTCGCTACTTATCTTGCTGCGGGGTACTAACTTCTTCCAATTTCCTGGCGTCAAACATTGCACAGTATAGCCTGCAACTTCATAGTAGCTCTTGACTAAGGTGAACACATTGGTTTGTGCTTGATTGAAGTGTGGGGTCTGTGTGGGTGGGGTTTCGATGACGATAAGGGTAGGTTTGCTCATACTCGTAAGCGCAAGTATAAATTCATACCTCTGGAAAGCTATTTCCTTGCACGTCATACCCCATACCCAATCACCATCTTCAATAAGGGCGATTCCTGTCTGTTCTCCTGGATCGAAGGCTAGGATTCTACTGGTGCTGCCGTTCATCTCTATGGGTCTCTTTCATAGATAAGGGGGCGCATTGCTGCGCCCCCTGATTTAACTAGAAACGGCTATCTTCGCTCATTTCATCCGGGACGTTGGCTAGGCCGTCATCGTCCTCTGTTTCCCATCCGGCAATGTCATCTTCAAAGCCGTTGCTGGTGTCTGCATCGTCACCCAGATTAAAAACATTATTGATGGTCTCAGCATCCTTGCCTGCTTGTTCTGGGGTAAGCGGTTCGATGATTACATTCTTGCTCTTGCCTTGATAGGTGTCCTTGCCGATCTTTGCCCACAGGGTCTTGTTCTTGAGGCTGCGGGAATTCAGGCTACCCGTGAGGGGCGCACCTACCGCATCCAGGAACCGGCCCACCATGAACTTCGCCTTTGGCGTCATGGTCAATGTGTGCCAGATGGTGTTGCCAGTGGACTTCCCTGCCTCATCCAATACGTCACAGGTAAGATTGACGTAAGGATTACCAGCGGCACTTGTGCGGTCTTCGGTCTCCATAATACGCACTTTGTAAATGCCGTCAGCTAACAGTGTTGAACGCTCTAGATCAATTTTCATGGTGTTTCTTTCCCCTTATTGATTACACTCATCAATGCTTCATAGGTATTACGGATTGGTCGTGCTAACTTCCCTGTCCGGTCTTTGGCTATATAGGCCGGAGTATCTGCAAATGCTATCATATGCTCAGCGGGTTGATCTTTCGCCGCTTGCTTAGTGTAGCAATAGCCGATCTGCTCAATGATCCTTCTGACGTCAGGCCCAGTCTTCTTGCCGGAAAACAACGGCAGCAGCTTATCTTCAGGAAATTCACGTTCCTTGCATCCCGCAACGAAAATGATGTTGTAGGGTAGCTTGATGAACAACCGTACTAAGGTCTGCATATCACGGGCTAACTTCCCATAGTCTTGCATCGTAGGTTGGTCATCATAAATTCGCTGAGCTGGATTAGTCTTCACCGAATTCTCCAGTACCAGAATTTGCAGCTCGTTCAGGCTATCTATGACGATAGTCTTGAACGGTGCTTCTTCTGGCTTAATCTTCTTCACAATTTGGTAGAAGGCTTTCACCTCGTCCAAAGTTGTGATCTGTTGGGCCGGACTCTTGGGGTATCGTTTGATGTTACGCTTTAATGGTAGAAGTGAGCGCATACCATCTTCTAAGTCAAGGAAGAGTGGATCAGGGAAAGTACCAGCGAAGTAGGTCTTACCACTACCGCTGTCGCCATAGACAAGTATTTTCCAACCCTTATCTTCTGCTGTAGTATCATCCCAAGTACCGAAGGGTATATCCCTTGCAAGGGAAGCTGGTTGTGCGATCCTCTCTACGGGATCTGCTGTTGCCATTGTATTGATATCTCCTGTTTCACTTCTACGACTGCGGGTTTATACAACATAGTATGTTTTTATCGGCGGTGATCTGCACGCCATGTTGCCTCCTTATGCACCTAACAAATCCCCAGGATAAAACCTATAGAACGTATAGTCTTCTGGTATAATAGTTCTATCATGCGTTTGAACTTCCCGCTGGAAGAAAGCTACAGCAATGGATTCATTGGGGAAGTGGTTAGCTAGATAGTAACCTACCATGATGTTGATGATACCTGTCCCTGCCGGAATCAAGCAATCCTGTTGTGGATTGAAGTTGGATAAGTTCATATTTATCTGTGCAGCCAGATCATTGACATCGGTAGTATAGCCATCTGTGATGTAGGTAATTTTATTACTGTACGGCTTCAAAGCTTCTAGTCTGAAGCCTGGTTTACCGCAGAAGGCTTTGTTAAATTTAGGACTTATTAGCTCTTCTAATTTGTTACTTCTCATTTCTGCTATCTTCATTTTAATATGTCCTTGAGCATACCTGTTGTGAGGTCCTTGATCATGCCCACCCGATAGTCCAGAAGTCCGTGAACTAGGTGATCTATGGTAGGGCTACCGTCCTGATAAACTGAACGTAGATGAACTACGTTGGGCGCATGAACTGTACCAATTCTGCGAAATCTATGCAGGGATTGAAAGTAATTACTATCGTAATTACGCTCAGGGTAGAAGGCTGTCCTTGCTGCCGTGAGGGTGTGGCCGAAGCTCCCCGTTTGCATGTTCAGGATAAGAATCTTTGTTTCACCTTCTTGGAATTTGCGTATCCAATTGTTACGTTCTTCGCTATCAGTAGCACCAATGATCTTACCGATGCGCTGGTCTACTTTGCGTGCCAGGAATTCTTCCAGATAGTAAGCAGTACGTGTGAAGCTCACCCATACGAGCCAGGGGCCATCATAGATTTCCATTAGTTCCGGCAGAGCATCCCATTTACCGCTTTCGTTCGTACCTTCTAAAAGAAAGGGGTTGCTGGCTAGTTGGATAAGGCGTACTACTTTGCTAAGATGGTTTTCTACTGTGACCTTTGTGCTGGCCGTGATGTTGCCGCTTTCATCTTCCTGATCCAAAGTGGTAGCTAGGTCTACAGCCATCTCGTGATAAGCTTTTTCCTGCTTAGGCTTCATGGGTATATCTATTTCTTCGAATATCCATTCTGGTATGTCTAGCACTTCGCTTTGACTACGGGCAAAGTACACATCTTCAAAGCGTTTTTTAATCATATATTCAGCGTCTAGTTTGTTGGCGATTACTTGATTGCCCCAGGGGGATGGATTCACCATGCAATACTCTTGAGCAAAACGCCAATAGGAACTGTAGGCTTTTGGTTTGAGGATATTGAACTGCGACCATATATCATCAATCATGCGATTTGCGGGTGCGCCAGTCAGTTCCCAAACTCTGGGGATACCTTTGGCTAATCTTGCTACACCTTTGGTGCGCTGTGATGTACGGCTTTTGTACAGAATGCTTTCATCCAGTATAAGCAGGTCAAACTTCTTGGTTAGTAGGGTAGGAACCATCTTAATGGCTGTTTCAGGGTTGGTAATAAACCAAGTGATACGGCCAGGAACCTTATCGTCTAAACCTTGTAATGTAGCTTTCTTGCCGTGATAGATAATGATGTTATAGTCATGTAAGCTGGATGCCCACTTTTCTATTTCGCTTTTCCTCAGATCGGATTTGTATTTG